CTCTAGCCCCACAGACAGAACAAGTTACCTGCCCATCAAGATCTTTGATAAAGTCGTGCTCGTGTGTCATCTATCCTCCCGTGCTATAGAACCCTACCCCTTTGAAATGTACTGCTGGTGCTGACCATATACGAACCATGGTGTAAGCGCAAAGCGCACATACTCCGGGCAGTGGGTCTTGTGTTTCTTCTACTGTTCCACAGTTGTTGCACTTGTAATCAAATAATGGCATTAGATACAATCATTCCCTTCTTCTGGTGTTGATAGTGTTAACAAGGAACCACAGTTTAAACATTCAGCATCTAGAAAGTACATGGCTAGTTCATTACCCTCAAAAGATACCAATGCTTTAAACACAGTGCAACCACATAGACACACATCACCAATAGGATTGCCACGCAGATCCATTGATAAGGAGTAGTTAGTTTTGTAATCTCTAATAGGTGTTGGTTCACTCATCAGTTATCTTATCTGAATCATAGAACGGTCTAAAGCCACCTAGATTTTTTGTTAAAGCAACTAGCACACGCTGCACTTTCATCCGTGCACCATCTGGAGTTGTCTTTAACTCTTTAGCGACCACACTCCACTCTGATTGTTCATCCATAAATCTAAGTCTAAGTATGTTTTGTTTGGCTTCTGGTAATCTGTAAAAACCTGTTGCTATATCTGCTCGTAATGCCAGCCAGTTGTTACCATCCGTTACATCACCTTTGCCAAACTTAAAGTTTAGATCCTGAATCTTGGCTGGTATTTCATAACTTTCTGTTATAATTGAAGGAAGAAATGCCTCAATTACAGACAAATCATAGTAATACAGATCGTTGGTTTTGTATCCAGCCTTCTTTGCTTTCTCTATTTCGCAGTACTTTAACGCTGCATTGCGTAATGACTTGGCTATTAAGTTATCTTTATCTTTCTGTTCATAGGTAGACCACTCTTTATATTTCTTAGGATGAGTTACAAACCAGACCCACAATTCCTGTGCTATGTCATCCCGTTCCAACATTTGATACTTGCGATTGTATTCAATCGCTAGATTCTGTATCATGTCATTGTATTCTTCTATGTAGTTGGTCATGGAATGTCTATTGTTCCACCTAAGATTGGCACGGTATATGGAGATACCTTTTTGCCATCTTGAATTAAGATACCTATACCTTGCTGCCAGTTAGCAGTGCCAGATGTAAGGTAACTAGCCTGTTTAATATCCATCATGTGTCCAACCTCTAAACCAAATAAGGTTTGAGTCTTGCCGTAGAAACCAACCGTGTCATGCTGTAAACCTAGTCTGTGTGTGTGTCCACACACTACTGACTTACCTATTCTTTTTGCTAGGTTCAGTGCTGTTGATCCGGGCACTCTATTGAGTGCACCTTCATCTCCGTGTGCCATTACCCAGCCGGGTAACAACTCACGCATTCTATGTAAGTAGGTAATACCTAAAGAAGAATACCCCAGCAATTGTTCTACCTCAAGTGATTTGAGGCTAGAAAAAGCAGGGGCATACTTGCGCATGTAAGTATCTATTCTATCTGTATGGTTACTGCGCTGAATATAAAATGGTTTCTTTCCTAGTGCTGCTCTGTATTGTGACATGATATCTCTTGTTAAATCTATTCCGTCTTGCAGGGTGCCAGCATATTCGCCTGCCATGCCTTTGTTCCAACGGCTAGGTTCAGGTGCATCTAACTCGTCACCTACACACCACAACTCATCAGGCTTGTAATCTTTTACAAATTGAATTGAAGCCTTAACTGCTTTACTGTCGTGATATGGTATTTGAAGATCAGATAGAACTACTATCTTCTTCATAGATACTCCTTAAAGGTATGCCTTCCCATAGTCCGCGCTGAACTAGTATCCCTATGGTTGCATAGTTGACTAGGTCTATGAGTGAATCTTCGATAGATTCGTAGTTCGGCGTGTCGTTCTTGTCACTACATAGATGGCTAATCCTTGCTAACTTGTCATACATACGCACAGTTAGCCCATTCATTGCACCTCCGGGTGCTTGGGCTATGTTAAGTGGACCGTAATCTTTATGTTTTTTTAAAAGAATTTGCAGGCATTGTTCCATTACATCTTTAGGGTATTGCTCATTTTTCATTTAGTATCTTCTTCAATGTTTTGTCTATGTCTTTCATTGCTTCCCACACATCATGTTCTTCTAGCATTTCTTCTAACTGTCCTTTAGATGAGGCTACTAAGATGGCTGCTAGTGAGGATAGTAACTCTATAACTGTTTCTTTTTTTTCTGTTAACAGTGCTTGATGAATGTCTTCTAATGCAGATAAAATATTTAGTCCCCGTTTTTCTGAGATTGCTATCTGCAGGTTAGGTTTTACTTCTCTTATATAACCCCACACATTACGGTGAGATACATTCTCTGATTCTTTCATTGATCCAATCAACTCCGCTCTTGGTTATAACACTGTTGACATCTTCATTATCTGGCATTGCTAGTATATTTACATTAGATAATTCTCTTGCTATCTTCTTGCCAAACTCCTGACCTGCGGCATCACCGTCTGCCAAGACAATAACTGTATCATAATCGTCAAGAATACGGGTATAGTGTGGTTTATAATTGCTTGCTCCGGGTATACCTATGGTTGGGTGCATAGTTTTGTTACTCATAAGTATACAATCAAATTCACCTTCAGTTACGCAGATATATTTATCTGCTACAAAGCAAGCCTGTGTATTAAATATAGTTGTCTTAGCACCAATTAATCCCATATACTTAGGGTCTTCTCCGTTCATACCACGGAATCTTATATCTACTACGCCTGATGGCGTGATGTAGGGTATTGATAGTCTGCCTTTGTATGCTTCATGCCCCGGAAGAGGATCTACGACCACTCCCAGATGAAAGATTCTGCCCTCGTCTACCGACAGACTGCGACTTGCTAGATAGCCTTCTGCCAGTTCCAAATGGCTGCTGTACTGCTGAGTAGCCCGTAAGAGAAAGTGTTTCTGCATACTTGATAGCCTCATGGTAACTCACTCCTTCCTTATGTTGTATTAATTTATAGACATCTCCTGCTACGCCACAACCATGACATTTAAATATGTTGTTATCAAAGTCTACTGCTGCTGATGCATGGCTGTCGTCATGGAATGGACACTTCATCTTGCGATAACCTGATCCACGATTAGGTACCTGTGCACCTATATACTCTAAATACTCTCCGATACTATGCTTTGTCTGCATTTAGTACCTTTCTTAGTAGTTCTACCCATACATGTACGGGCATGGTTGCATACCAATCGGCTGGGTTTCCCCTACCCTTCCGCTTGTGTACAACCACACCTGTCCATGCTTTATCGTTAGCCATTTCTGTAGCCAACTCTGTGAGCCAACCAGCCAAGTCCATCTTGGCATGATTTTTAATCTCTATTGTGACTCCGGGGATGCCGGAAACATCTCCTTTGTCTAGTGTTGCACCAGCCAAGCGTCTGTCTACATAAGGAAACCATTCCTTTAGGTAGGCAACAACATCTCGTTCTGCTCCTGCGCCTTTGGCTTTGGCTGCACTGCTCATTGAGTAATCATTTCTACTTGTCGGTAATCACGGACTACATCTTCAAGATACATAGAGCCGGGTTCAAATGATAAAGATATATATGTATTGCCAGTATGATCGGCTTTGCCGTATCTGTTTTTGACTGGAGCAATACATAAGTAAACATCACTACCTTGCATCATCTGCCCTACTGTTAGTACCATAGCAGGTATCTGACTGACCATACCCTGTAATGCTGATCGCGGTTGGCAAGGAAAGCCGGGAGCACCTTCCTTTGTATGGTGTAGAACTAATACACATGCATTAGTATCACGTGCTAGATACTTTAACTCTTTCATAACTGCACGCATACCAGCAAACTCTTCATGCCCATCTATTGCTATGTCCATAAGATTATCTACTACTATAAGTGTTGGACTTCTACCCCACATAGTTTCAAATGCTGATACTTCTTCATCTAAATCTTTTAGGGTAGGTGATGGTTCAAACGACCAGTATAGGTGATTGTATTCTTTTAGTATTTCTCCTGCCTTGACAGGATCTGTCTTTAATATCTGTTCTGCTACTGATTGATTGATCTTAGAACGCATAGCAAGCAAACGCATTGCCATTG